CAATAAGCACCAAGATAAGACTGCAGCCAAGGGTAAATGTCGAATACGTTATTGACAGTTCCAGTAGCTTGGCTAGAAGTGTTGTACTTGACTTTGAGGTCTCCGAGTTCGACCTCTTCGTATAACCCCGTATCGCCGGTATTCCCTGTAATCGAGTCCGTGTCATTGGCTAATGCACGCGCCAGCTCATAAGCAGCGTACTTAATGTCAGCTGGAATGACACTGCAAGTTAACTCAACGCGATCAACGTGATAATTGTTGCGTGGCCAGCTCAAAGCTTGGCTCGTATCGCAACGATCACCATAAAAATTCAACGTATCAATCCAGCGTGTTGCTGAGATTAAAGAACGATTTTTGGCGTCGTCAGTCTTGTTGTCCCAAGTGCTGCTATCTGGAACGGTTTCAAAATACGTGTTGGCTTCCGCCAACGTCACATAGCTGTTGGCTGTCTCACTCTTGAGTGTGGCGTTGATCGTGGCAGCCATAGCGCAATAATAGGGTGGCCCCACCTAATGGTAGGGCCTTTGCTCTGATCAAGATCAGATGGTGCTGGTATCCAGCGGAGAGTTGACGGTCAACTGAACCATAGGGATCAGGTCAACGTCATAAGTGGCGGCCCACTTGTTAGCGGTAGCCAGGTTGGCGTTGGTGGGGTTGTCACCAGCGTCAGACCACTTGGTTCCCATTACGTGATAGGTGCTGTGGTAATCCACAGAAAGCACGTCTTGCTTCGAAAGGACGTTGCGATCAGCTTCAATGCGAAGCTCCTGCTGCACACCTTCAAGAATGGTTCCACTCTTGGTCAGATAGCAGTAGAACTCGCGCTGATGACCACCAGTGCCAGGAGCAACGGTGTTCACTGCACTGTCGGTAACGACCCGCATTCCTGCGAACTCACCAACTTCGCGAGCGCCAATACCGACGCCACCACCACCCCAGGTCACTGCGCCAGAAGCGGCAAGTGCTGAAGTAGAGAAGGTCAGCATTCCTACCTGATATAGGTAGTAAGCAACAGAAGGATGGACAATCAGAGTGTCCAGCTCTTCGCCGCGCTCACCCAACTTGGAGCGTGCTTCAGCGATCGTGGCTGCACTGAGGAAGTTAGCCTCAGCACCACCAGATGCTGCTGCAACAGCTTTATCCAAAGCGTTGGCAGAAAGTGCCGTGCCAAACAATCCAGCAAGCTGTGAGAACAGACGTGCGCTGTTCAGCTTGTTGATTGCATCAGCCAGCTGGTTGCGGATGTGAAGCATTGGATCTTCACCAGCAGCCAATACTGCAACGTCATCTACGGCATACGCGAAACCGCGATGGCAGATGGTTGCAATCTGGGTGCCAGTTCCAATCTTTTGTGGCGTCAGGTAGCCAGCAGTGCTGGTACCCCAAGTTGCTGTGCCATCCATGATCTCCTCTGTTGGAGATACGGGATTGAACTCAGGAACTTGGATGCGAGTACCGCCTGAGCGGGAATCAAGCAGTGAATTACGAACAACAGCACCGCTCTTAATGAACAGACTGCGCTCTTTAATTGCCTCAGACACATAAGTGCTGAGATTATTCCTTTTTACGATGTCCGCGAGTAGGACACCGCCGGAATAATTCTGAAATGGTGCGGCCATTTCTTATTCAGGGATAATGTTTGCGGAGGATCAAGTCACGGACTTGAGATGGTGTCCCACTGGGACTACTTACCGGCCTCTCTCCTGAGCACAGCTGCAAGATCAGGGTCAGTAGCATCCAAAGCCATTTGCTTTGTTAAGTTAATACTACCCTCTAGCCAAGGATTTGCGATGCCTGCGGCGCCTGCAGTTCCTGTTGATGGTTTAGCTCCCATCCCGGCTTGAGTGCTTGGCTTGAAGTGATGTTCAAAGCCAGAACCAGGATTTTTTAGCTTCGCAAGATAAACATTTAGATCTTGCTCAACGCCACCGTCAAGAACTTTGACGCTGCCATCTTCAGACTTCTTAAGACCACTCTGCACCAACTGCAGCATCTGCTCAGCATTAATCGCTCCAGCACGGCTAATTGCTGATAATGCAGACGTTTGCATCGCAGCAGTTTCGTTTGAAGTCCGAAGCTCCTGTAACTGACGCTCTAGGTCAGTAATTTGCTGCTGCTTTTCTTGAGCAGTCTTGTTGGCTTCCTCCCAAAGGTCTTTCCATTGACCCTGGTCTTCAAGCGTTTTCTTGCGTTGCTCGTCCTGTCTCTTGTAAACATCGTCAAGCTTGCCTTTGACGCCTTGGAACTTTTCCTCGGCTTCACTGGCGCGTAATTTCAACGCTTGGATTTGTTGCTCGTAAACTGAAACGTCTACAGCGGCAGTTGAAGGCGCAGTCTCAGCCACGGGCTGTTCAGAAGACGCCACGGGCGTCTCCTGGATGACTTGTTCTTCCATTGTTAAAAGTAGTTTTACTCTTCTACTTTACTGCTTTTAGCTTTTTTAGTTTCCTTCTTTGCAGCAGGAGCTGAAGAACCCTCTTTTTTGGGAGGGTTGATCTCTTCAAAACGAAGTCCCATGAGAACAAGAGCTATTACGCTCCTACTGTACCTCTATAGATTGATCTTGCGACTCGGCTGATGTAGGCAGGATTTCACCCTGTACCAGCATGTCGCGGAACTCTTCACGATCGATGATGTTGTCCTGGAACAACTGAGCCATTGCTGTAATGTCTTGGCCAATAAGACGCTGAAGGTCAAAGTCACGGCTGATTTTTACCTTAGGCGGTTCAATGCCCAAGTAATTAGCAGCCAAGTTGTAGGACTTCTGTAAACCTGACTCCAGGTCCATAGAAACCATCGACAACATTGAATTTGTGTCGATACGGTCTAGGCGTCGTGCGTCAGCTGATTCAGCTACGAATTTTTGTTGGCTAAGCGTACTGATGCCCAACGTCGCCATTTGTTGCTGTAACTCTTGGATCTCCGCAGATTGCGCTTCAAAAGCACTAGCGGCAGGCTCCACGTAATAGACCTTGTTTCCCGGCTGTGTCGCCATCGCATAGTTCACACTGACCGCCATATCCTTAGTTTGATCATCCCAGCCCTCAAGCACCAGCATCGGTTGTGATGCGATATGCAAGCTATGAATCAAATCAGCTTGACGCTGGAAATGAGCAAGATTGAGATGAGCAATATCTAGCAATGGTGGACGACTTGTCAGCGTGTCCGTCTTGTTCGCATAGATCGTGACCAAGGGAACTTGATCAAGTGAATACGGCCCAGACTCAACAAGCTCATACTCCGCTGTAGCGTCTGATTGGTCAAACGAAGAGGGATATGGAAAGTTCCCTTGCATCGCTTTCTTCTGCTCTTCTTGCCGATAGACGCGATAACGACCTGGCTCAATGACACGAATTTGGTCATAAACTTTCTCCCCGAACTCACCGTCTGGAACAACGGCTTTTTCGCCAATACGCACTTGCGTCAGGTTGCCGTAATTTGATTCACGATCCAAACGCCAGCCATACACTTTGGTTGGATCAACCTCAATCCAATATGGACGACGATTTAATGCGCGTTCTTCTGCAAGGCTTCGGGCTTCTGTTGGAGCGGGAAAATCAACCAATGTATGACAATGGCCATAGGTCAATGCACAACCAACTAGACGACGTGCATACTCGTCCAAATCTGAACCGCAGCCATCAACGTCTTTATTAAAAACTTCTGTCCAATATGGATCACCAACAATGTTGATTGGCTTTCGCAAAATCAAACCCGCTGCCGCTCGAATCAAACGTTGGGTATAAGGCGTAAATACAGCACGATTTACACGCGCTAGATATGCGGAATAATCTTCGCGGGGCTCTAATGGCAGAAATGCTTCGCTGTTATCACGTAAATACTCAGTACCGGAGACCACGGCTTTCATAATTTCCCAGCCTTTCATCTGGTCAATCACTGCCCGCGTTCGGACAAATGGGCTGTCAACACTCCCCATATAGGAGCTGCTGACCAAATGGGTCCGAACGAGCCCTGGGACGGAGTAAGTCATGTCATTATTTTAACCGCTGATTAGTTGTTGCAACCCCATCTCCTTCGAGCAGCTTTGCCTCGTTCGCCAGTCCAACTTTTGCTGCGAGCACAAAAAGATTTCTTACGTGCTGCTTCTTCTTTGGTTTTAGGCTTGCCGGTGACAGGTGCTTTTAAATTTGAACCGGTTTCTTTGTTGTACTTAGCTCTGCCTTTTGCAGTCAGTCCTGCACCTTTGCTTACTGGAAGTTTTTCGCCACGGCCAACACTAAGATTTGGCCCCTTTTTACGCTTTTTCTTTTCAGCCATGATAAGCAACAACAATGTGCGGCGTAAAGGAAACCGTGCCAGATGCAATGGACGCAATCCGCATCCGAATCAGCGTAGCGGCTTTGCCAGTATAGAAATAAACATATTGTCCAGCTTCGTTAATGGTTTTACTAACGTCAATCGTAAACCAGTTGCCGTTGCCGTTAAAATTTGCTTCTAATGCAAGTTGAAAATTACCAGAGCTGGTAACAGTTGCAGCAAAAGAGTATTCACTAGAATGTGCATGGACTTGAAACCAGTCATTAACTGAAGTCATGACGTTACCGGTATACTCGACCGTATTTGTAAAACGGTCAATGTTACTGGTGCCAATGTCAGCCATTAACTTTTACCTTTAGGTTTACGGCGTTTGTGCTGATAGCTTATCTTCTTTGAACCGGTTTTTTCACGCTTAAACCGGGCTTTTTCTGCAGCTGTCATCTCGCCTATTGTCTTTGGTGTCTTAGCAGACACGCGCTTTGATGGTCGACACGCTGGATATGCTCTGTCTTCCCCTTTGGAGCGCCCACAAGGCTTTCCGGTCTTTACATCGACCCATTTCTCGTCAAACCAACGACTGAGCCCACCCTTGGGCTTGCTGGCTTTACTTGGTTTTTTTGGCTTTTTTCGTTCCGCCATCACTCACTTTTCGGTAGGTGCCGCCACGCTTCTTATATTCCCGCACCAGCCAAGCATTGGCATAGGCGCTGGGATATACAGCGAACTTACGCTTGGCAGCCGCTTTGACACGGCTATAAAGCGCCTT